GTGCGCGCGACGCTCGAGGCGGCGCCGATCCCGTATCTCGCGCCCGCGCCGAAGGCGCGCGCGACTCAGTACCTCCTCCAGGTCTGCTGGGAGCTATCCGGGCTCGAGGCCGACGGCAAGACCCTGCGTCTCGTCTGGGAACTGCGCGCGACGATCGCACCGCAATACGTAGACGACTACTTCAGGGCGATGCGGCCACTGCAGTTCCCGAAACGGGAGCAAGCCAAGCTCGCGCTCGAGCAGCTGCTGCGGCGTCACCGGCTGATCTTCATCGCGATCGTCGAGGCGCGGCCGCGCGGCGCCTACGACCCAGCGCGAGGGATCGCCTTCTCGACCTACTCGCGCCGCATCCTCAGCCGGCGCGTGTGGGACTGGTACCGGCAAGACCCCGAGTTCGGCGACACCCGTTACCGCGATCGCCGCGGCCGAGAAGAGTCGCTCGAGGCGCTCTCAGCCCGCGGCCGCGACGACGACGAGCCGGACGCCTCCTACCTCGACCGCCGCGGCCCCGGATCTCGCCTCGAGGTCGTCGACGAGCTGAACGTCTACACCTACGCCTACGAACGATCGCTCGAGGAGGTGCTCTGCGATGCGGCTGTTGGTCGCTGACATCGACTGGAGCCAACTGACCGACCACGAGCGCCGCACGCTCGACGAGGTCGTCCCGCTACTCGAAGAAGGCCTCGATCTGGCAGAGATCGCCGAACGCCTCGAACTCGAGCTCGACCAGCTCGAAGACGACTGGCAGAACCTCGCAGCTCGTGTCATGGCGCTCTCGGGCCGCACAGAGCTTCCGCCGCTCGAGGACGACGAGTACGAGGCGCTCGTCGAGTCGATCCGCCGCTTCGGGCAGCAACACCCGATCCTCCGCGGCTCACCGACGAGCGGCCTGCCCGGCGAGACCATCGACGGGAAGCATCGCTGGAGCGCGTGCGCGCGACTCCGGATCAAGCCTTGGATCGTCGACGTCGACGGCAGCGCCGATGAGCTTCGAAGCCTGGGGCTCGTGCTCAACTGCGCCCGCAGGAACATGAGCACGAGCTCCCGGCGCGGGCTGATCAAGGCAGAGCTCCTACGCGATCCCAGCCGCAGCGACCGCGCGATCGCCGCCGATCTCGGCGTCTCGCATCCATACGTCGGAACGATCCGCCGCGAGCTCGAGCAGGCCGGCACGGTGGAAACAGTTTCCACCAGGACAGGCCGCGACGGCGTCCAACAGCCTGCGCGCCAGACCGCGCCAAAGGCCGTCGAACCGCCGCGCGACCGCGCCATCAAGGTCAACGTTCCCGCCGAGATGTTCGAGCAGTGGGTCGGCCGCTGGGTCTCCTGCAACGCCTTCCGACTCGCAGAGCGACGCCCCGGCATCTACGAGCTCGAGGTTCAACTGCTCGAGCCGACCGCGGCTAGCGGCGACATCCTCCAGGCGCTCGAGGATCTCGCCAAGGACGTCGCCGCGAGTTCCGGCCGCTCACTGGACGACGCGATCGACGAGCTCCTCAGCACCGCCAGCCAGGTCTTCGCCCGACCAATCGGCGGCCTCGCCGAGCTCACGCAAGACGAAGCGAACTGGCTCCTCACCCGAGTGCGAGATCTCGTGGGAGCGGCATGAGCGAGTCGATCTGCCCGGGCTGCGACGGCCCAAAGAGCAAGCGGGCCAAGCTCTGCCGCAAATGCCGGACGAAGGCCAACGCCGTCGGCGCCAGCGTCGTCACCCAGATCCACGACGTCACACTGCCGGCAGCCACGCGGCCGCGACTTCGCACGCCCGAACAGAACCGCGTCTACCACGGCATGCTCAACGACCTGGCCAAGTTCGAGCACAAGTCGCTGCGGACGGTGAAGCGCGAAACCCTGGCCGAGGCCTCACGCCGGTTCGGTCGGAAAGTGGAATCGAGCACCGAGCTCTCTGAGCTCGAGATGGCTTCGCTGATCGAGGGCTACATCGACAGACGGCTCGAGCCATACGAGCTCGCCGCGGCCGAGACCGCCGGCGCCGGAGCCGCGACGTGAGATCGCGCGACCGGCACCAGGCACAACGACACGGCGAGACGGCCCGCGACTACCACGACAGAGCGCACGGCATGGTCGCCGCGATCGAAGGCTTCCCGGTCCCGTTCGAGCAGTGCCCGGGCTATCCGTGCCGCACCTACCGGCTACGAGGCTGGCTCAAGGAACGAGCAGTCGGCCTCTACATCCGAGCACGTCGAGCGTGAAGCGGCGACTCCGGAAACTGATCTGCCGGGCGACCGGCGGTCACCACTACGTGCTCCGCTCGGTCACGGTCGCCGGCGTCGCGATCATCGTGCCGCGCTGCAGCTGCGGCCACGTCGACATCGAGCGGATCCAAGAGTCGCCCTGGAACCGTCGAGCTCGCCGGCGCCGGCAGCGCCAGCTCGGGATGCGGTAGGCCGCGGGTCTTGCCGCTCGGAAGGATCTGCCCGGGCTGCAGCGCGATCGTCGTCGGGAGCTGCCCGAAGGGCTGCCGGCCGGGCGGCAAGCGGACTACGCCTCGTCGTTCACGCAATCAGAAGGTCTGGGGCTCGGCCGCTCATCGCCGTCAGCGCCCGAGGATCCTCGAGCGCGACGACTTCACTTGCCAACGCTGTGGTCATCGCGACGAGACCGGCAGCACCTTGATCGCCGACCACATCGACGGCATCGACGACGCCGACCCGACGAGGGCCTACCGCGACGAGGAGCTGCAGACCCTCTGCCGAGGCTGCAGCGGCAAGAAGGACGGCCAGCAGCCAGCCGGCTGATTCCGGCGGAATATCCCCGCGCTCGAGCCGGCTGACCGGGAGGGCCGCTCAGGTGGCCGCAGGGACCGCTGGCCGGAAGGCCAGCGTGACTTGGCGGAGGCCGTTTTTTAGGGTCGAGGCGCGCATGCACCCCGCGCCGGCACTGCGCGCATTTCTCCCAAAACTGGGAGAAATCAAAATCGTGGCGACGCGGGCAAGCGGCCGGCGGCCCGCACCCGCGCCGCGTTCGCCGCCGGTGCTCGCGAGGGTATCTCGATAGACGGAGTGTGGCCGGCGCCGAGACTGCAGCCCAGCTCGACCTCGACCAGCTCACGCCGGAGTGGAACGCGAACGTCACGCCGCCGCGCACGCTCGCGAAGATCCGCCGGTCGATCGTGCGCTTCGGCTTCGTCGAGAACCTCGTCGCGCGGCCGCACCCGACGCTCGAGGGCAAGTACGAGGTCATCAGCGGCAACCACCGCCTCGCGCTCTGCCGCGAACTCGGCATCAACCCCGTCCCGGTCGTCATCCGCGACTACGACGACATCGAAGCGCGGCTCCTCGCCGAGGCGATCAACAATCTCGGCGGCGAGCACGACCCCGTTCGGTACGCGCAGCTGCTCGAGCAGGTGCTCGAAGCCGAGGGTCGCGAGTCGGTGCTCGAGGTGCTCCCCGAGACCGAGTCGAGCATCGATCGCGCGCTCGGCGCGCTGCGCGTCCGCGACCTCACCGATCCCGACGACGCGCCCGAGCCGCCGGCGAAGCCGACCAGCCGTCGCGGCGAGGTGTACGAGCTCGGCCCGCACCGGCTCCTCTGCGGCGACGCGACCGACGCCGGCGACCTCGAAACACTCATGGGGGGCGTGGCATCGCTCGTGCTCACTGACCCGCCCTACGGCGTCAGCTACGAAGCCGAGACGCGCCCGATCCTGAACGACGACCTCGCCGGCGACGCACTCGAAGCCTTCCTCGTCGCCGCGCTCGAGCGCGCACGCGACGTCGCCGACGCCGGCGCCCCCATCTACGTCTGGCACAGCGACGGCCAAGGCGAGATCTTCCGCCGCGCCCTGCGCCTCGCAGGCTGGAGTCCGCGACAGACCCTCGTCTGGGTCAAGCACCACTTCGTGCTCGGCCGCCAGGACTACCAATGGCAGCACGAGCCGATCCTGTACGGCTGGAACCCCGGCGCCGCGCACCGCTGGTACGGCGGCCGCGAGGAGGCGACCGTCATCGACGACGACGTCGACCTGCGCGCGCTCAGCAAGCCCGAGCTCGTGCGGCTCGTCGACAGCTACCGCACCCGCGACAACACGACCGTCCTCCGCGCGGACAAGCCGACCACCGCCGATCTCCACCCGACGATGAAGCCCGTCTGGCTGCTCCGCCACCTCATGCACAACTCGAGCTGCCGCGGCGACATCGTCCTCGACCCCTTCGGCGGATCCGGCTCGACGCTGATCGCGGCCGAGCAATCCGGCCGGCGCTGCTTCACGCTCGAGCTCGACCCCGGCTACTGCGACGTGATCCGCCGGCGATACGAGACCTTCGCCGGTGCCCGGTAGACCGAGCAAGACCCTCCGCGACCACGTCCGTGACGGCACCTTCGAGTCGCGACGGTCAGAGCACCGCAAGCTCCTCACGAGCCACGACGTCCCCTGGCCGGCGCTCGCCGGCCTGCAGCAGCGTTACCGCGCCGCCGAGACGGAGTTCGAGCAGCGCGCGATCGCCCGCGAGTTCGAACGCCTTGTCATGGCCGCGCACGCCGAGGCCGCCGAACGCGCGCAGGACGACGCGAACGAATTCGGCAAGCAACTGACCCGCCTCGGGCCGCCGCACAGCGCCAAACGCACCGTCGCGTTCTTCGAACGGTTCTACCGCTGGGACGACGGCACACAGTGGAAGCTCGACCGCTGGCAGAAGGACTTCCTGCGAGACCTCTACGCGCGCACGCCCGACGACCGCCGCATCTACAAGGAGGCCGGCCTCGGGCTCCCGCGCGGCCAGGCGAAAACGCCGATCGCCTCCGGCGTCTGCACCGCGACGGTCGCCTCGGTCGAGGACGTCCGCACGCACGCCTATCAGATCGCCGGCAGTAAGCGGCAGGCCGCGATCGGCACCGAGTACTCCGTCAACTTCGTCACCGACAGCGAGCTCGAGGAGGTGCTCCGCGCCCGCCGGCGCAGCATCGAACGCCGCGACGGCCGCGGCTCCTACACCGTTCTCGGCTCCGACGGCCGCCTGAGCCACGGCCTCCACGGCCGCTACGTCGCTGTCCTCGACGAGCTCTGGCTGTTCAAGAGCGCCGCCGAGGTGCAGGGCTACACCGCGATCGAATCCGCGCTGCACAAGGACCCCGAATCATTCATGCTCTGGATCTCGGCGGCCGGCTACGACCGCCGCTCGCTCCTCGGCCGCAAGTACAAGCGCGGCCTCACCTGCCCGGAGATCTCGACCCGACGGCAAGGCTTCCTCACCATCGGCCGCGACCCCGACGCCGGCTACCTCATGTGGTGGTACGGGATGCCCGACGGCTACGAGCTCGACCTCGAGAACGACAAGGCCGTAATGAAGGCCCTGAAGCTCGCCAACCCCGGCTCCTGGACCGACCACCACGAAATGCTCCGCTCGCTCCGGCGAGCGATGAGCGGCCAGCTCGAGGAGGACGACGACATCGGCGACGAGCTCGAGTGGCTGCGGCTCTGCCTCAACTTCTGGACGGCCTCGCGCGGCGCCTGGTTCAAGCCCGGCGTCTACCGGCGCCTCGCCGACCGCACGGTCGAGATCCCGCGCGGCGCCGACATCTACGTCGCCGTCGACGCCGCCCACAGCTACGACACGACCGCGGTCACCTGGGCCTGGTACTCGACCGAGCTCGAGAAGATCGTCACCAGGCGCCACGTCTTCAGCGTCCGGCCGAACGTCCCGGCCCACACGTTCGTCGACGACTTCTACGATGCCGCCGGCAACGAGCACGTCGCCGAACGGCTGATCCACGAGCTCGCCGACGTGCACGGCTACCGCGTGCGCGAGGTCGTCGGCGACCCGAACTACTTCGGCGGCGAGCTCGCGCGGCTCGGCCAGCGCTTCCTCACCGCTCCGCTGTTCCCGTGGGCGAACGAGATGCGCGACTACGTCCAGCGCTACTACCGCGACGTCAACGCCGGACGCATCGTCACCGACGGCGACCCGATCGGCATCGCGCACGTCGAGGCGGTCGTCGCCGAGAAGAGCGCCGACGGCTACTGGACGATCAAGAGGCGCAACCAACCGGAACCGATCGACGCGTGCACCGCCGAGATCATCGCCAACGGCCGAGCGCAGCCCGATAGACACAACGTGAGCGTCTATGAGAAGCGCGGACTCGAGGTGCTCGACGGCCCGACACGCAAGTCTGTCGGCGACACCCGCGACGACGGAGCCGACGAGCGGACAGGCCAGGCACTCCCTTACAGCGCCGAGCTCGCCGAGCTGCTCGGTCTCGAGGTCGCCGACGACGACCTCGACGACGACGACGACCTCGAGGACGACGACGAGTGACCGCCGTCGATCTCGAGAAGCTCCTCGAGCTCGAGCCGCCGTCTCGCAGGCCACGCGGCCGCCTGCCGAAGCTCGAGCTCCGCCAGCGCCTGCAGCGGACGCTCGCCCGCCTCGCGCCACCGGCCATCCCGCGGCCGAGCGACGAGCTGGTCGAGGACGCGCTGCTGATCTCAGGCCTGGCGGCGATCGCCGCCGGCTGCGGCTGGATCTTCCCGCCGACCGCACCGATCGTCGGCGGCGTCTTCCTCGTCGTGCTCGCGCTCCGCGCCGCGCGCGCGTCCGCCGGCGCCGGCGCCGATCCGCAGCTGCGCGACGAGGCGATCGTCAAGCGCGTCTACGGCCCCGGCGACGAGGACGACGACTGATGGGCCTCGCACGCCGCCTGGCGGCCGCGCCGATCGGGCCAAACCCGTTCGACTCGTACAACCGCTATCCGTTCTGGAGCTCAGCGACGCAGGCCGGCAAGACCGTCACCGTCGACAAGGCGCTGCGCTTCGACGCGGTCTGGCAATGCATCCGCCTGCGCGCCTGGTCGACCTGGCAGACGCCGATCCGGATCTACGAGCGCCTCGACGAGGACGACTCCCGGCCCGCACGCGGCCATCGCGCCACGAAGCTCCTCAAAAAGCCGAACCCCGAGATGGTCTACGCGAACCTCATGGGCCTCGCCTCGATGCAGCTCAACTCGCAGGGCAACGCCTACTGGGGCAAGAGCTTCTCCAACGTCCGCGACATCAACGGCAACCCGCTCATCAACGGCCTCTGGCCGATCCCCGCCGACTTCGTCCGCGTCGTCCGCGAGGGCGGCGTGAAGCACTTCTACGTCAGCGACGCCGACACCGGCTACGAGTACCCCGAGCCCTTCACCAGCGACGAGATCATCCACTTCATGGGCTTCTCGAAGGACGGCCTCGTCGGCCTCTCGCCGATCGGGTACGCCCGCGAGACCATCGGCGCCGGCCTCGGCATGGACCACTTCCTCAACATCCTCTGGCGCAACAGCGGCGTCCCGCCGATCGTTCTCACCAGCGACCACGAGCTCAGCGAACCCGCCCGCAAGCGCATGCGCCGCGACTGGGACCGCGTGCAGCGCGGCTTCCGCAACGCCTGGCGCACCGCAATCCTCGAACAGGGCGTCAAAGTCGAGGCGCTCTCGCTGCCGCTGAAGGACGCCGAATTCATCCTCTCGAGCGACGCGACCGTGCAGAAGATCTGCCGCTGGTTCGGAGTCTGGCCCTCGATGGTCGGAGCCTCGACCGGCCACGATATGACCTACAAGAACCTCGAGGGCGAAGCGCTCCGGCACCTGATGTTCAGCATGAACCCCGAGTGGTCGCTGATCGAGCAGACGATCGAAGGCGACGCCGACCTCTTCCCCGTTCGGCCCGGCGACGTCGAGCCGCAGTTCTTCCCGAAGTTCAAGCGCGACGAGTTCCTCCAGGTCGACCCGCTCACCGCGGCCAAGATCGACGCGCTCTCGCTCGGCGGCCGCGCCTGGCAGCTCCCGTCCGAGGTCCGCCAATCCCGGCACCTGCCGCCCGACGAGCAGCTCGACGACAACGCGTACAACCCGCCCAAGAGCGGCGACCCAGGCGTCGGCACCGAAGGCTGAGCCGATAGGCGTCCGCGATGGCCGACGAGATCCGCTACCGGCGCATCCTGCAGGCCGTCTGCGACACGCCGTGGGAGATCCTCGAGTCGAAGCTCGAGCTGATCGTCGAGCTCCTCTGCTTCCGCGCCGAAGGCGGCCGGCTCACTGACCAGGAGATCGAGCGCCGGCTGCAGGCGGCCGGGCCGTCGCGGCCGAACCAGCCCGACTACGCGATCGCGTCCGGCTCGGGCGGAAATGTCGCGATCCTTACCCTGTACGGCGTCATCATGCCGCGCGCCGACCTGTTCAGCGCGATCTCCGGCGCGAAGGGCCTCAACCAGTTCCAGCAGACGTTCCAGCAGGCTCTCGCCGACCCCTCCATCAGCGCGATCCTGCTGGACGTCGATAGCCCCGGCGGCCAGGTCGACCTCGTCCCCGAGACCGCCGCGATGATCCGCGCCGCCCGCGGCCAGGGCAAGCCAATCGTCGCGATCGCCGACACGATGGCCGCCAGCGCCGCCTACCACATCGCGAGCCAGGCAGACGAGCTCGTCGTCAGCCCGAGCGGCATGGTCGGCTCGATCGGCTGCCTCGCCATCCACCAGGACGTCAGCCAGATGCTCGAAGGCCTCGGCGTCACCACGACCCTCGTCTCCTACGGCGACCACAAGACCGACCTCTACCCGTACTCGCCGCTCAGCCAGGACGGCCGCGACCAGCTCGAGGAGAGCGTCACGACGTTCGGGAAGATGTTGGAGCAGGACGTCGCCGCCGGCCGCGGCGTCAGCGTCGACACCGTCCACAACACCTTCGGCCAGGGCAAGATGTTCGGCGCCCAGCAGGCCGTGAAGCTCGGCATGGCCGACCGCGTCGACACCCTCGACTCGACGATCGCCCGCCTCGCGCACGCACCCTCCCGCGCCCGCGTCGGCGCCGGCTCAAGCACGGCCGCGCTGGCCGCCGGCGACCGCTGCCAGGCGACAGAGACCTTCGACGGCGCAATCATCCGCTGCGACCACCCCGCGGGCCGCACCGGCGGCCACACGCACGACCTCGCCGACGGCAGCGGCATGGGCGTCGGCTGGTTCGACGCCCAGCAGCCAGCGATCGCCGCGAACGCTGTGCCGGTTCACTCGACGGACGTCGTCGACCAGGCCTGGGACGGCCCCGGCGAGGTCGCGAAGCTCAATACGCCGGTCACGAAGGCGCGCGGCTTCGGCATGTTCGCCTGGTACGACGAGAACGGCGCCGACCCGGACGGCGACGGCTACCCCGACGCCAAAGACGACTGGAAGTTCGAGCACCACCTCGTCGGCGACGACGGCGAACCGCACGAAGCGGTCGTCAGCGCCTGTCGGAACGGCCTCGCGCGCCTCGACCAGGCCAAGATCCCCGACGGCGACCGCGACGGCGTGAAAAAGCACCTACAGGCGCACATCGACGACTTCGACAAGGCCCACGCAGCCGCCGGCCGCCGCTCGAGCGGCCTCGGCGAGCTCGCAACACCGCTCCGCGAGACGCTCGACGGCTTCCGCGCCCGCGACCTCCGCGCGATCGCCCGCGAGCTCGCTCCGACAGACACCCGTGATCCCTCCGCGACCCCGAAAGGAACCGAGACCTGATGGAACCCACGACTGCCGAGTACACCGAGGCGCTCGACGAAGTGAAGGGCGTTGTCGTCGCCCTCAAGGAGGCAGTCGAGGGCTACCGCGAGGACGCCGTCGACCGCGAGACGGTCGAGAAGATCGTCACCGACCTGCTCGAGAAGCAGGAGACGGTCGACACGATGACCAACGCGCGCCGCAGCCTCCGTCCCTCCGATTCGGCCGTCGAGGCGCTCGGCAAGACCGGCGTCGCGCGGCTCGAGGCGCTGTTCGCCGAGTCGCCGAAGGCGATCGCGCCGCTCGTGCGCCAGGACGCGGAGGAGATCGAGCACTTCCAGAAGGCCGGCGACCGCATGCTCCTCATCAGCGCGATCCGCGACGTCGAGCCGCAGGAGACCGCGTACTACCAGGACGTCTTCCAGCCGCTCGTCAACGCCGCGATCAACACCGACAACGCCGGCGAAGGCGCCGACTGGGTGCCGACCATGCTCAGCCCGAACCTGATCGACCGCGTCGAGCTGCAGCTGAAGGTTCTCGCGCTCTTCACCGAGACGCCGATGCCCTCCAACCCGTTCGAGCTGCCCGGCCGCGCCGTGAGCCGCAAGAAGCTCGCCCGCGGCGTCCAGAACGACGACGACACCGGACAGACCGCGGTCAAGAAGATCCAGATCGCGTCGCGCAAGGTCACGCTCCGCGCGATGAAGTTCTGGGGCGAAGCCCTCGTCTCGAAGGAGGCCGAAGAGGACGCGATCATCGCGCAGCTGCCGCTGATCGAGGACGAGCTCCGCCGCTACCTCCTCTTCGACCTCGAGGACGCAGGCCTCAACGGCGACACCGCCGGCGCCCTCGACACCGCCGTCGGCTTCTACGCCGCCGACGACCCGCTCCTCAACTGGGACGGCCTCCGCAAGCTCGCACCCGCAGGCGCGAAGACCGACGCCGGCAACAACCCGCTCACCGCCCACCTCATGCGCGGCAACCGCAAGAAGATGGGCAAGTACGGCGTCGACCCGCTCGAGCTCGCGCACATCGTCTCCATCGCGGGCTACATCGACCTGCTCGACGACGCCGCAACGCTGACCCTCGAGAAGTACGGCCCGCACGCCGTCGTCCTGACCGGCGAGCTCGCCAAGGTCGACAACGTCCCGGTCATCGTCAGCGAGAAGATGCACGACGACCTCAACGCGACCGGCGTCTACGACGACACGACGACGAACCGCACCGAGGCCATCACCGTCTTCACGCCCGGCTTCACCACCGGCACGCGCCGCGGCCTCACGATCGAGATCCTCCGCGAGCTCTACAGCGAGTTCGACCAGGACGCGGTCAAGGTCAGCGTCCGCCGCGCCTTCGAGCCAATCCAGCCGGTCGACACCGAGAACACGATCGCGATCACCTACAACGCATCGACCTGAGCCGAGTAGCCAGCGCCCGGACGCCGCACACCCCTCGCGGCCGTCCGGGCAACTGGCGTCAGAGGAGGACATCCACAGGTGAAAAAGCTCAAGTACCGCGGCGGGATCCACGCCCTCAAGAAGAACGAGACCGACGTCTACCACGGCCTCGACGGACGCCAGGCGATCCACCTCGCCGTCGGCGACGAGACCGACGTCTCCGACGAGAAAGCCGACCAAGTCGCCGCCGACTTCCCCGGCTGCTTCGACGTCAACGGCAAGACCGCCGGCGAGAAGCCCAGCAAGAGCAAGAGCGGCAAGAAGCAGCCCGCTCCGGCCGACGACGACGACCTCGCCGGCAAGCTCATGGCCCACAACCGCGACGAGCTCAACGCGGCCGCAGCCAAGCTCGGCATCGAGGACGCTGACAAGCTCCAGAACAAGCAAGCAGTCGTCGACGCGATCATCGCGAAGAAGGCCGAGACCGCCGCGTGAACGACCCGGATCCCGACGGGGTCGCCGGCGCGATCGAGAACGACGGGTACGTCATCCTGCCCGTCCGCCTCGATGGCGACCCCGGCGACCCCGTCGCAGGATTCGACTCGGCCGGCAGCGTCACCCTGGTCGTCCTCGTCGACGGCGTCGACCCCGACCCCGAGAACGAGATCGACGTCCTCGTCGAAGGATCAGCCGGCGAAGACAGCTGGAGCACGATCAACGAGTTCAGCACCCTCACCGCCGAGAACACGCCCGCGGAGTTCGTCGTCGACGCGCCGCCCGCGCTCCTCCGCGCAACCCTCACCGGCGTCGCGAACCACGTCGAGGTGCGCGCCTTCCCGCACGGCCCACGAGCCGCCGTCCTCGACAACAACGGGCACTTCACCAACGTGACGAAGCCCTCGGTAAGCGTCGCCGACGCCGCGCATCTCCTGGCCGCTCTCGTCGAGCTCGGCCTCGTCGTGGACGACACATGAGCAGCCCCGATCCCAGCGTCGCCGGCGCCCTCGCCGACGACGGCTACGTCCTCCTCCCGTACCGCGGCAACGGCGACCCCGGCGACCCCGTCGCGGGATTCGACGCCGCAGGCAGCGTCTCGATCGTCGTCCTCGTCGACGGCGACCAGGGCGACGTTGATGTTCTCGTCGAGGGATCGACCGACGGCGACACCTGGTCGACGATCCACGACTTCAGCGGCCTCACGCACGCGGGCAGCCCGGCCGTCTACCTCGCGAGCGGGCCGCCGGCGCATCTGCGCGCCACACTCACCGGCAGCGTCAAGCACCTCGAGGTGCGTGCCTTCCCGCATGCCGGGAGCTCGGGCGGCGGTTCGATGCCTCTCGGCTACGCGCTCAACGCATCACTCTTGACCGTTTTCCCCCTCGGCGAGACGTTCTCCAACGCACCCTGGGGGATCGCGTTCAGCCCCGACGGCACGAAGATCTACATGAGCAACAACGGCGGAGTCGGATCGACGTACATCGCCGTCATCGACCGAGCCAGCGGCATCGTCACGAGCCTGATCCCGATGATCCTCGGCGCTGGCGCCGCCTGGATTGTTGTCGCTCCCGACGGGACCGTGTACGTCGCAGAACTCGACAACCCGTCCTATCTCGCCATCATTCGCGACGACGCGCTCGTGACGGAGATCGCCATTCCGACAAGCTGCAACTGCATAGCCCTGGCTGACGACGGCGCGGTCTACGCCCCCGGCCAGGGTGAGGGAGATAACTACGCCGTCGCCGTCATCCAAGACGACGCTGTCACGAGCACTATCCCCGGCAGCACGGGCGGCGCCAGCGGTATTGCGATTGCACCGAACGGCGACCTCTATGTCTCCTACAACCACGCGGGAGCCGGACTCGTTGACGTGATCCGCGACGGTGCCGTCGCGGAGACCATCACCGGCGTCGGAACGTTCCCGTTTGGCATCGCCTTCACGAGCGACGGCACCTGTTACGTCAATGGAGGTGACGGCACGGTCTATGTGATCCAAGACGAGGCAGTGGCGGCGACGATCGACCTGTCTGCACTCGTCGAAAGTTCCTATGCGCTCGGCGTCGGCCCCGACGACACTGTCTACGTGCCCAGCGGCTCCGGGCCTCCCTTGGCCGTAGTGCTGATCCAGGGGTTGGCGGTGATCGGATACGTCCTCGCGCCACATGGGTCGAGCGACGGCTACCAGATAGGAGCAGATCCGCAGGGTGTCCTCTGGTCGCCTTCAACGGAGATCATGGGCTCTGGCGCGGGTGCTTTCGGCATCGTCAAGACGCCCTACTACAAACCCTCGTAGGGCATCGAATCGAGCTTCGACGACCGATCTGGCGATAGGCGGTAGCGATGGCTGACCGTCGCGATCTGTGCACGCTCGACGACATCGCTGAGCGGACGCCCGGCTACGAGATCGGCGACGACGACGCGACCGACGCGGCGCTGGCCGACTTCATCACGACCGAGTCGCGTGACTTCATGGAGGTCACGCACCGCGAGTTCACGTCGATCACCGACGGCCCGTCGACAAGGGTGTTCGACATCGACTGGATCGTCGTCGAGGAGCGCGAGCTCCTGATCGGCGACGCCGCCGCGGTCACCGATGTCGTCCTGAAGGGCCAAGACGGCACGCTGCTGCAAACGCTCGACTCGAGCGGCTGGGTCGAGCTGCCGCGCGTGCGCGAGGACTGGGAACCGATCACGTCGCTCTCCTTCCCGCCGCTCGTCAGCAACCCGGCCTTCTTCTCGTGGCCGGCCACGCAGTGGGGACCCTTCGTCCCCGACGAGAACCCGCGCCTGCTGTGCGAGGTCACCGGCACGTGGGGATTCCCGGAGGTTCCGAAGACCGTGAAGCGCGCCGTCGCCGTGCTCGTGCTGCTGCGCTACCTGAACGACGTCGCGAGCGTCGGCACGAAGCTCGCCGACGCGATCGACCGCACCGAGCTCAACCTCGCCGGCGGCCTCAAGGCATCGCTCGACACCCGCGACCGGTTCACGGTGCCGCAGATCGGGACCAGCTCGATCAGCTCATGAGCAACCTCATCAGCGACTGGCGGACCGCGCTCGTCGCCCGGCTGCAGACGTCGTTCCCGGACGCCGAGGTGCTGTCCGGCCAGCGCGCCGACGACGTCTCGCGCGACAAGGACCGCATCGCGGTCTTCTGGCCCGGCACGCCCGAGGCGAGCGAGGTCAACTTCGTCAACCCGAAGATGACGATCCGCTACTGGGCCAAGCGCCCGAAAACCACGCTGAAAGACGTGCCGCACGATGACGGGCCGCTCGAGCAGGCCGCCTGGGATCTCGCGCTCGCGCTGCAGCCCGTCCTCGCGAAGCTCCTCAACGACACCGACCCCGCCTACCCGGGCTTCTACTTCCGCGTGGTCCAGATCGTCCCCGTCCGCGACGAATTCGCGGTCGAGGCGCAGCTCGTCGGCACCTGGAAGAACCCCGCCTACCTGACGCTTCTGTGACGACGATCCGGTCGGGCGTCAAGGTCTTCCAGCGCTTCCCGGAGATCACGAAGCGCGTCGAGGAGGCCTGCATCGAAGGCCTCGAGCTCGCCTCGGCCGAGGCCGCCGCGATCACACAAGCGTCCGCATCGATCGACCTCCAGCTCGACGTCCTGCCGGCCACCGGCACGGTCGTCGGCTATTCCGCCGGAATAAAGTCGCGCCGCACGAGCTCGCGCGGCCGCCGCGGCGGGACCGCCGAGCAGAACATCACGCCGATCGCCTGGTTCTTCGACCGCGGCACCCTCGGCCAGCGCACCAAGGCCCTGAAACGGCCCCGTAAGCAGTCCTGGCCGGTCACCCGCAAGGGCACGACGTTCACCGCGAACCGCCAGGACGTCAGCGGGAAAGGCATCGCGCCGGAGCACTTCTTCGCCACAGGACGCGCCGCCGGCCGGGTGAAGCTCATCGAACGGCTGAACCAGCTGCGCTAGCGCCGATAGGCGCGGCGTGGGAAACACGCGCACCCGCAAGCCGAAGGCGGCCGCTGACACGGCGCCGCCGGCGCGCGCCTTCCAGCTCGCCTCGAGCGAAGGCGCCGACTACGTCGTCCGCGTCGCGATCGGCGCGTCGCCGCGCGTCTCGATCGGCACCGGCCAGGTGTTCGAGACCACTGACCCGCGGCTCGCCGCCCGGCTCGCCGCAGCCCCCGAGCTTGAAGAGGTGACACGGTGAGCCTGATCCCCGGCAACGTCGAGACGCTCGCGTTCGGCTTCCAAACCGACAAGTCGACCCCGGCCGACGCGCCGGTCATGGCCATCGCTCTCGAGGACTGCAGCCTCGACCCGGGCGTCCAGTACCTCAAGACCGCCGAGACCGACCAGTCCGCGTTGCAGCCCGACGACATCGTCGTCGGCGCGCAGCCCGGCGGCACCTTCAAGAAGTACCTGCGCCCGAGCGAGGACGACCTGCTCCTCTACGCGCTGCTCGGCAAGAACGTCGACGCCGGCGTGACGCCGAAGACCCATACCGCGACCCTCGACCCGGCCGCGCCGTTCGCCAGCCCGTATCTCACGATCTGGGACATCTGGCCCGGCGTCGGGTGCGTCCAGTACATCGGCGCCCGCATCGGCCAGCTGACGCTCGCGAGCCAGGAAGGCGGCGGCGTGGAAGCGACCTACAAGGCCGAGGCGCTGCAGGCGCTCATGGGCGCGGACGCGCCCGACCTGACCGGCCTCTTCGCCGACGAGCTCCCGTTCTCGTGGGCCGAGCTCGCCGTCAGCCTCGGCGGCGTCCACGGCGGCATCGTCAGCCAGTACCAGCTCGACATCAACCGCAACACCGGGCGCTTCCAGGGCGACAACGGCCTCGAGTCGCTCGACATCCCGAACGGCCTCATGGCCGTCACCGGCAACCTCAGTGTCGCCTTCGAGGACGACACGCTCTGGCGCGCGGCAAACACCGGAGCCACCGACGGCACCGCCCTCACCACGACGATCTTCGAGGAGTCCCTCGACATCGACCACACCCGCGGCCCCGACCTCGAGGCGAAGTTCTCGCTCGCGAACGCGCGCATCACGAACTTCAAGAACAAGGTCCAGACCGACGGCAAGCCCGCAGTCTCGACCTTCGACTTCGCGTCGGCGCGCAGCGCCACTCTCAGCGACGTCATCCAGACGCTCGTGAAAAACGCCATTGCGCACGCGGATCGGTCGTAGGCCGCCAGAGGTACCGAGCCCACTTGCCGCGCTGACTCACCGGGAACCGGATCATCTTCGGCAAGCCCGGCGTCGACGGGACCAGCAGGTACGCGATCGGTAGTCCGTCGGGCGCGCAGCAGATGAGGAAATAAGCGTCGTTGCCGCCGTGATTGTGAGCGACGTTGAACGACCAGCCCCACTGATCACGCTTCACGCTCGCCGTCGAGGGGCGCGCTGTCTTCACCTCGACGCGACGATCGCCCACCAGGACGTCGAAGGACGGCTGCGCCCTCGGATTGGCTACACGAACGACACGGCCACCAAGAACGAGCGCAGCGTGCTTTTCGCCGTCCCATCCGACGGCGTTCGACGAGTCGCCGGACTGCAGCTGAGGCACGTAGCTGATGTCGAGCTGCTCGATGATGTACCGAACGTTCGTCGCGCCGCGGCCCAACACCCGAGCGACCGCGGAGACCGTCCCGTGAAGCTCGAGAAGTCGCTCGAGCTCGTCCTTCGACGGCCACGCAGCGCGATGCGCGCGCGAGAGCGCGTTCGACTTGTCCGGCCTCACCCTGCCGTTGTGTCCGTGACGGAACCGCCGCCCAGGCCTCGCTTGCTCTCCACAGCCGCATTCGCACGTCATCGGGCCGCGTAGCCTCGCGGCCGCTCCGGACGGCACGCCGATAGGCGGCATCGATGTTCGACCCGCGCATCGAGCACACCGCCGAGCTCGCCCGGCTGCACGAGAAGGCCACGGTGCTCCGGCGCAGCCTGAGTGGCCTTCAGACAGGCGCGCGCCACGCGCTGCAGCTCGCCGCGCAGCTCGACGACGACGTCGCCGCGCTCCACGCCCGCATCGCCAATGCACAGCCCGAGGAGGCTCAGCATGACACCAAAGAAATCGTCCGCACCCACTGACGAGACCTGGGCCGGCACCGGCGCCAGCTGGAAGAAACGCGGCGGCCCGCACCGGCTCACGCTCCCCTCCGGCATGCGCGTCCTCGCCCGCGTGCTCGGCCTCACCAGCCTCGCCCGACTCGAAGGCCTCCCGGAGGATCTCGTCGACGCGGTCGTTCTCCACGTCGCGAACCTCGAGCACGGCGGCCTGCCCGCCGTAATCGCCGCCGACCTCAGCAACGCGGCAACCGATCCCGCCGTCGCCGCCCGCGTCGCGAAGCGGATCAACGACTTCGGCCGGCTCACAAAGCACCTCGTAGCCGCAGCGCTCGAGAAGCCGAAGCTCACCGTCGACGAGCTCGAAGAGATCCCCGAGGACGACCTCGAGATGCTGATGCGGATCGTCACCGGCCGCCAGTCCTTCGACGCCGCCGGCGTCCGGATCGGCGTGGAGGCGCTCGACGCGTGGGCCACCTTTCGTCACGCGCACGGATGCGACGGCGGGAAGCTCGGCAGCGACACGCCTTGCGAAGCATGCACGAACGCTCAAGCAGCCCTTTCCTCGATTCACGTGGGCGACCTGTGAATGCGGCTGCGGATACGAGGGCGAGGACGAGGTGTGCCAGTTCCTGATCGAAGAGGCGTGCCTGCTCCGGCTCGAGCTCGAAGAGGCCGCGGCCCAGCGGGCCGCGTTCGAAGAGGGCGAGCACCAGGCCGCGATCGCGAAATCGCGCGACCGCGCGAAGGCGATCTTCGGAGGTGACGACTGATGCCGTTCGGCGAAGAGATCCTCGCGGCCCAGGCCGACGTCGTCTACGCCACGAACCTCGGCCAATTCAAGGTCGACCAGGCCGAGATCGAAGCGGTCTACGCGCGCACGACCGGCGCGATGTCGGACGAGGCGCTCAAGCTCTCGATCGCGCAGGAGCGCCTCAACCGCGCGATCGCACAGCAAGGCCCCGAGTCGCTCGCCGCCGGCCGCGCGACCGTCGCGTACCGCGCGCAGCTCGACGAGCTCGCCGCGAGCGAGGTAGCCACCGCGGCGGCCGCGGACAAGGCCTCGCAGCAGCGCCTCGCGAGCTACGCCGGCGCCGCGCGCAGTGTCGGATCCACGCTGACCAGGTACGTGACCGCGCCGACCGCCCTGGCGGCCGCGGCCGCGGTCAAGCTCGCCTTCGACTTCAACGGCTCCATGCGGCTCATCCAGACCCAGGCCGGCGCCAGCGCCGGCGAGGTCAACTACGCGAGCGGCGCGATCCTCAACCTCGTCAGCTCCGGCAACTCGTTCGGCCAGACCGCGAACGACATGTCCAAGGGCCTGTTCGAGGTCGAATCGGAAGGCATACGCGGAGCGCGCGCGATGGAGATCCTGCGCGTGGCCGCTGCCGGCGCCGCAGTCGGCGGGACCGACCTCATACAGACCGCCAACGCGCTGACCTCGGCAATGCGCGTCTACGACGTCTCCGCCGGCGGCGCCGCGAAGACGCAAGCGACCCTCAACGCGATCGTCGGCGCCGGCAAGCTCCACCTCGACGACCTCGTCGCCGCCCTCTCCACGAAGTACCTCCCCGTCGCGAAGCAGCTCGGGATCCCGCTCGACCAGGCAGGCGCCGCCCTCACCGTCTTCACCCGCGCCGGCGTGCCGGCCGAGTCCGCCGCCACGAACCTCACCACCGCCCTCACGAAGATCCTCAGCCCGTCGAAGACCGCCGCGGCGAGCCTCGGCCAGCTCGACCTCAACAGCAGCCAACTCGCCAACGACCTGCAAAACGGCGGCCTCACCAGCGCCCTCGCCACCCTCTCCAAGCACTACGACCAGCTCGTCGCGAGCCAGGGCAAGGTCGCCGCGAACCAGGCCATCTTCGGCGCGTTCGGCGGCGTGCGCGGGGGCGCCTCGATCCTCACGCTCGTCCAGCAATACAGCCAGTACGTCCAAGGCCTCGACGAGATCCAACGGAAGGCAAACCCCGGCACCTTCTGGAGCGACGTCGCCGTCACCATGCGCGAGCCGGCGAACCAGGTCCACCAGGACATCGCGAAGATCGGCGCCGATCTCATCGAGGTCGGCAACAAGCTCGCGCCGCTCGTCGTCGACGTCGTCGGCGGCGTCGCCCATATCGCCGACGCGATCGGCAAACTCCCCGGCCCCGCGAAAGACGCCGCCGCCGCGCTCCTCGGCATCGTGGCCATCGGCGGCCCGCTCCTGCTCTTCGTCGGATCCGTGATCCGCGGCGTCGAGGCGATCGATCGCGCCTGGGGGAAGATGACCGGAAGCGCGACCGCGGCCGTCACGACGAGCGACGAGCAGCTCGCCATCCTCAGAACCAACGCGGCCGAGACCGCGACCGCGCTCGAGACCGCCGGCACCGAAGGAGGCGCGGGGCTCGCCGCCGGCGTCGGCGCCGGCGTCACCGCCGCAGAAGCAGACCTCACCAGCCTCGGAGTCGCCGAAGCCGGCGTCGCGGCCGAGGGCGGCGGCATCGGCCTCCTCGGCGGCGGCATCGGGCTCGGCGCGATCGGGCGCGCCGGCGCTTACGGCATCGGCGGCCTCGTAGCCGGCCAGCTCATCCAGAGCGTCGTCCCGGGCCAGACGGGCCAGACGCTCGGCAGCGTCGCCGAGTACGCCGGCCTGGGCGCCGCGCTCGGATCGTTCGTCGGCCCGGAAGGGACCGCGATCGGCGCCGGCGTGGGCGCCATCGTCGGCGGCATCACATCCCTCATCCACGACGGCCCGAGCTTCGTGCAGCAGATGGACGCGATGGGCCAGAGCGTTTCGCGGTTCAACGAGACCGCGGCCGCGAGCGCGCACGCGATCACGCAGCTGCATCAGCAGATCGCGAACGACCGCGTCGGCCGCGACCAGGCACAGCAAGAGCTCATCGCAGCCCAGGCCGAAGAGAAGGCGACCCGCGGGACGAACCAGCACGCCGATGCGGTCGACCGGCTCCGCGCCGCGCAGGCAAACCTCAGCGCCGCGACACAACAGGTCACCACCGACACCGCGAAAGCCACGCAGGCGCAGAAGACCCACGAGGCCGCCGTCCGGGCCGCGTCCAAGCAGACCGCGCTCGAGGAAGAAGCCCTGTTCAAGCAGGTCGCCGACCAGGCGCAACAGGCCCAGCACATCGTCGACGTCGGCATGGAGGGCGGCACGGTCTACACCGCCGACGCGACCACCGCGGCCAAGCGGTACGTCGACCAGCTCACCGCGCTCGCGAACTCCGCGCAGTCGAGCCAGCCGAAGCTCGCCGCGGTCTTCCGTGAGCTCGCGCAGATCGCCGCGAACGTTCACCGCATCCCGAGCGAGAAGACCGTCCGCATCGTCATCAAGGAGATCTACGACGCGAAGCCGAGCAAGGGCGGCGGGATCCTCGGCGAGATCGCCGGCGGCATCGAGAGCGCGCTCAAGAACGTCGGGAAGGAAGCCGCGAAATACGCGAAGACCCATCACATCCATGCCCCGACGCCGTTCACGACCACGATCCCGATCGGCCTGCAGATCAACCTGCAGCGCGCGCAGAACGCGAACGACGTCGGCGCCGAACGGCGCTACCTCGACGAGGAGAAGGCGTTCCTGCAGCGCGAGCTCGCGAAGGCCGAGAAGGCCAAGAACAAGCAGGACGAGCTCGCCGCGCTGCAGGCGCTCGGCGCGGTCGACAGCCAGCTCTCTACGCTCCAGACCAAGTCGACGAGCGCCGGCAAGAAGCGGAAGTCGGCCTACCTGACCAAGGTCCAGGACGAGCAGAACAAGCTCGAGATCAACCTCGCCCGGGCGCAGCTCGCCGAGAAGAACGCCGGCCTGAATCAGCAGGCCCTCGACCGCGCCTACAAAGCCGAGAAGCGGGCGCTGGACGCCGAGATCGAGTTCTATCGCAAGGAGTCGCACGACCAGGATCTCGCGCTCGCCGAGCGGCAGAAGTACGCGAAGCTCGCGATCGCTGCCGAGGCCGCGAAGCTCAAGATCGGCAAGGAGAGCGCGAAGCAGCTGCTCGAGCTCAAGAAGGCCGAGGCGCAGGTCCTCGTCGACCTCCAGACGATCCTCCAGAACTACGCCCCGAACGTCTTCCCGCAGAAGCCCGACGTTCACGTGCACCAGCACTTCCCGAACGGGCCGACCGACCACCACCGCCAAGCCAGAAACGCGCTCGTCGCGGTCCGCGCCGCATTCGACTCCTAGGAGAACCCGATGGCCGAGTACAACGCACCCGCCTCGCTCATCACCCCAGGGGGGACGATCACGTTCAACGGCGACACGCCGCCGGCATACCTGCACGACCAATCGGTGTGCGCGGGCCTCGACGGCGCGCCGGCGCGCACGACCGTCGACCCGAAGTCGGTCACGGACGGCGGGATCTGGCACCGCAGCTTCAAGGCCGCGCGCGAGGTCACGATCGGCGGCGTCTTCGTGATCGACGCGGTCACCGACGCGGTCACGCTCGAGGACAACCTCCTGGCCGCGTGCGACTCGATCTTCGGCGACCCCGGAGTGACCGGGACGTATCAGTGGATGCCGAGCGACGGCTCGACGAGGTCGATCACCGTGCGGTGCGACATCCTCCCGACGTTCAGCGGGCCGGCGTATCAGAAGAAGTACACGTTCGGGCTCGTCGCGATCGACCCGACGGTCACGGTGGCCTAGATGCTGATCGCGGTCGCGAACTACAACGACAACAACGTCGCGATCATCGAGACAGACGGCTGGACCGTCCTTAGAACAGTCGCAGTCGGCTCCGAACCGATCGGCGCCGCGGCCGCACCCGACAACTCGTTCATCGCCGTCCCGAACAACGGGGACGGGACGGTCTCGATCATCGAGACGACCGGCTGGACCGTCACCCACACCATCACCGTCGGAAGCAACCCCTATCCGTGCGCGATCGCCCCGGACGGCTCGTTCATCGCCGTCCCAAACGATGGGGACGGGACGGTCTCGATCATCGAGACGACCGGCTGGACCGTCACCCACACCATCACCGTCGGAAGCTGCCCCTATCCGTGTGCGATCGCCCCGGATGGTTCGTTCATCGCCGTCCCGAACCTCGCGGACGGGACGGTCTCGATCATCGAGACGACCGGCTGGACCGTCACCCACACCATCACTGTCGGCACGGAACCTGTCTGGTCAGCGATCTCGCCCGACGGATCCTTCGTCGCCATCGCCAACGACAGCGACGGAACCGTCTCGATCATCGAGACGACCGGCTGGACCGTCGCGCACACCGTCACCGTCGGCACGGGACCCTACGGCGTCGCCGTGTCACCGGACGGATCGGCGGTAGCCGTCGCGAACGACGGGGACGGGGCGGTCTCGATCATCGAGACGACCGGCTGGACCGTCACCCACACCATCACGGTTGGCGCGGAGCCGCTCGGGACAGCATTCGCTCCCGACGGCTCATTCATTGCGGTCTCCAACTACGGCGACGGGACCGTCTCCATCATCAAGACCTCCGACTGGACGGTCACCCACACGATCACCGTCGAAGGCGGCATCGGCGGCAGCCTGTGGGGGCTCGGTGTGCTCGATCTCTATCCGCCAACCGACGGCGTCTGGACGTTCGAGCTGTGCGACCAAGTCGACGTCTCGCTCGCCGACATCACCCACCTCGTGACCGCGGTCATCAGCCCACGCCTGAACCGGCCGTTCGCGGTCCCGTTCGCCGCGGCGGCCGACCAGGACGTCTGGAAGACCATCCACACCGACGGCGATCGCTACCTGTCCGAAGGCATTCGCACGATCAAGGGGTACCGCAACGGCGACTTCATCGCGAACCTCGAGATCTGGCGTCTCGACTACGTCGGCGACGAGAACAACCAAACCGTCGTCATCACCTGCTTCGACTCGATGGTCCGCACCGCCGGCCGCAGCGTCCGCGACGACGACGGCCGCATCTCCGACTGGCAATTCTCCGACCCGCTCCACGCCGGCCCATTCGTCAAGGAGCTCTTCGCGAACAGCATCACCTACGACGACGACAACGTCCCCGACGGCACGCCGCGCATCTTCCCGATCGACGCCGTCAGCGGAGACTTCACAGCCGACTGCGACGTCACCAACGACTACGCCGACGGCCCGATGACACTCGGCGACCTCATCTACCGGACGATCTGCGACGTCGGCCTCGCCGACATCATGCTCACCCCGACCGACACCGCGCACGGAAGCGACCCCGGCATCTACGGGATCCTCCACTGCGTCACCCACTGGGGCACGGACAAGAGCGCGGCCGTCCACTTCGACTACGCGACCGGCGAAAACAACGTCGCGAAGGCCAGGCGCACCTTCGACATGGCGACGCTCACGAACCGCCTCCGCTATCTCCTCGGCCCCAAGCTGCGACCCAACCACTGGCGCGCGACCCTCCAGGCCACCGACCCCGGCCTCGGCACCACCCACTACCGGACGATCCAGGCCAACTCGCGCGCGAGGTACGGCACGCTCCGAGCGTGGGAAGTCTTCTCGAGCAACACCGCCAGCGAGCTGAAAGAGCTCTACCGCAGCCTCTGGAAAGTCGAGGACGAGCTCCGCGTCAACCCACGCCAGCTCCTCTACATGACCCCCGCGGGCAACTGCCTCTTCCAGCCTTTCACCGACTACAACGTCGGCGACCTTGTCACCGTCAACGTCGGCGACGACCTCGGCCCCGCCTTCGCCGGCGTCCAACGCATCTACGGCTTCGACGTCACCGTCGATGTGAACGGCGTCGAGACCGTCGGCGAGCTCATCGTCAGCCCCGACGGCGCCGCCTTCCCGCCCTCCTGATGCCGAGCGGACGCCCCCTCTACGAGAAGAACCCCGCCACCACGGAAGCCGGCCACGGCTACGAGATCGAACGTCTCAAGCGACGCCTCGCACCACCGCAAAACGGCGTCAACCCGCGCATCGCGTTCGGCCAGATCGACGGCAGCGGCTCCATCCTCGACGCCGGCTCTGGCGACTGGACCGTCGAGACCGACTACGCCGGCACCTGGACGATCACCTTCGACCCGCCCTTCGACGCGGCGCCGACGCTCCACCTGACCGTGAACGAAACGACAACCGTCGTGCCCGCGTCGGCGTTCCCCTACAGCCGCGCGGTCGACGCCGTCGTCGTCAAGACCTACGACGGCACCGGCACCCTCTCAGACGACATCGGCTTCGACTTCGACGCGAAAGGCGCCGAGGGCGTCGACGACGCCGACTCCTGATTCCGCCGGAATCGCCGATAGGCGACGAACGATGCAGGCCCGTCCCGACAATGCCTCGAGCAGCCGGGGCGCGAGCAGATGATCATCGCCGCGATCAGCTGGGCCGCCGTAGGTGTTGCCGCAGGCGTGGGCGGCCTCATCGTCGCCGCGGTCAGCTTCATCGTCAACGATCGACGCGAAGCACGCCGCGAGAAAGCCGAGAACGAGACCCACATCGAGGAACGCCGAGACGTCGCGCGCGACGAAGCGCTCGCGCTCGTGAACGTGCGCGGCCAACAGATCGACGACCTCGAGCGGCAGCTCACCGCGCTCAAGACCCAGTACGCGAGCGAGCGCGACGCGCAGATGGCGACGATCGCCGGCCTGCAACGCACGATCGACCTCGTCCGCGAGCAGGCTTTCGAGACGCTCCAGGTCTACGCGCACGGCCAGCGCGCCCTGCTCGTCACGATCCTCGGAGATCTCGATCGCGACCCGCCGCTCGTCGATCGCGCCGTCACGCGGATCCAGGAGGCACTCAGCGACGCGAGGCCAAACTTCCCCGGCCACCCGGCGCCGGCGTGAGCCGATAGACGCGGCCATGACCCGCTCCCTCGCATTCGCGCGGCGCTACTGGAAGCACATCGCCGCAGCTCACGTCGCCGTTATCATCCTCCTCGCCGTCCTCTTCTTCCTCGGCGTCTTCGCCGGCGCCGCGGCGTACAAGACGATCTTCGGCGTCAAGCTCTCCCCGAAGGGCGTCCAGATCTACAACCAGCTGGCCGAGACCGACGGCTACGAAGGCCACATGGGCGGAGGCCGCAAGACCGACGTCGTCCATCTATCCCCGGCCGAGACGGCCAAGCTCGAAGCGTCAGCCGCGAAGGCCGCGAACCAGCTGCACCCGAACGTCCAGGCGACGCCCCAGCCGAAGCTGCTCGTGCAGCCGCTCAAGATCAACTTCTCGACCCGGCCCGCCGACGCGAAGTACGAGCTGCTCGTCGCGCACGACACCGAGTCGCCGAACGCGCCCGGCATCGCCGACCTCGAAGCGATCCGCGCGTGGTTCTCGAACCCGAACGCGCAAGCGTCCGCGAACTACGTCGACGACGCCACCGGCAACGTCCTCGAGATGGTCAACCCCGTCACCTACATGGCCTGGCACGTCGCGTATTTCAACCCGTGGGCGATCGGCGTCGAACAGGTCGGCTACGCCTCGCAGACGAAGTGGCCGCTCCTGCAGGTCGAAGCGACCGCGCGGATCTTCGCGCACTGGGCGACCCTGTACGGGATCCCGATCCGGCACGGCAAGGTCAACGGCTGCACGATCGTCAAGCCAGGCATCGTCTTCCACGCCGACCTCGGCCTCTGCGGCGGCGGCCACCACGATCCCGGCCCGCACTACCCGCTCGGACTCCTCATCCGGCTCACCCGCCTCTACGCGCACGCCGGCCAGCACCAGCACCATCACCACCACCACCACCGCAGGCATCACAAGCCCGCGGTGAAGGTCACTGTCCCGGCCGTGACGCTCCAGACCGGCGATCACGGCCGCGCCGTTCGCGTTCTGCAGAAGGCGCTCGACCAGCACGGAGCCCATCTGAAGATCGACGGCGACTTCGGCCACGCGACGTTCGTCGCGGTCGAGCACTTCCAGAAGGCTCACCACCTCGCCGTCGACGGCATCGTCGGCGCCGCTACGCGGAGGTCCCTGAACACGTGAACACCATCAAGAACGGCATCAAGCGCCTCGCCGCGGTCGTCAACAAGCCGCGCGTCATGCACTACGCCGACATCTTCATCGCCGGCACCGTCACCGCGCTCTACTGGAACCGCGACCAGCTGCTGAACGCGCACGGCCTGAACATCGTCGGCTCGATCGCGTTCGGCGCGTGCGTCGCCGGCGGCAAGGCCGTCGTCGAAGCATTCCGCAAGGACTTCACGCCGCCGAGCTCGCCGCCGAGCTCGACGCCCGCCGACACGACGCCCCAGCAGGACACGCCCGCTTCGTGACGCCCTCGCTCTGGAACGAGCTCCGCGCCCTGATGCCGGCACCGCTGCCGGCCAAGTTCCCGAGCGACACCGTCGTCCTCTTCCCACCGCGCGACAACGCCGCCGGCGCCCTGCAGCTGCTCGCCGCGAACAGCGCGATCGCGGTCAACGGCTCGATGTTCACGTACACCGACAAGGCCCTCCACGCGATCCTCAAGACCAAAGCCGCGGCCGCCGGCTACGACCTCCAGCTCGTCCTCGACGAGACCCAGGCCAAGACCGTGCCGGCAATGGCAGCCCTCGTAGCCGACTGGGCAGCCGACCCGCGCATCCTCATCGGCAACAGCGAACACGGCGCCTACATCCACCGCAAAATCTGGGTCTTCGACCACGAGTACGTCGTCGACGGCTCCACGAACACCACCCACTCCGGCGAAGCGCTCGAGGACAACTCCCTCACGATCGTCCGGAACGCGCCACTCGCCGCCTACTACGAGACCGCGCTCAACGCCAACGCCCAACGCCTCAAGCCAGCCGCATGAACGGAACGGCCGAACCGGTCGTCACCGAGCACGGCAAGGTCGAAGCCTGGCGACTCCACGTCCTAATCGAAGCCGGCTACCCACTCCCACTCGCCGAACGGCTCGCCGCCAGCGACGCCGACCTCCACGCCGCCTGCCAGCTCCTCAAGCGCGACTGCGCGCCCGAGACCGCCGCCGAGATCCTGCTCTGAGCGGCCTCACCGTCGGGCGTCCTCGAGCCGCGTGAAACAGTCCTGACACGGCACGATCTCGACGTCGCTCTCGGCGCTGTTGATCTCCTTATCGAGCCACGTCTCTGAGACCCCGTCGGCGCGAGCCTTCTCGATCGCTGAGACCACTTTCTGCGTCTCGTCGAACATGTCCGAGGTGGTGCCGTTCTCGACGGCGGACGCAAGATGCACCTCGGCGGTCGTGACGAGCACCTGGTCCGAGTCTCGCACCATCTGCGCGTTGAACGAGTTCGAGCTGCCGCACGCCGACAGCGCGAGGCAGGCGAGCGTGGCGGCGATCGCCGCCGCGGATCTGCGCCGCCTCATCACCGTGACTCGACGAATGTCCAAAACGGCCAGTGACATTTTCGGGGCCAGGGTCGTATCTTCCCTGGGGGTGGCGCGCGGCGATCGGGACATCGGAGAGCTGCTCGAGGATCTGCTTTCCGTAATCCGGCCGGTCGTCACGTCCCTGTCCCTTCTCGAGGAGACCGTCGCTGACGAACTCGAGTCGCTGCAGCCGCAGCGTCCTCGCCTGCGGCTCGTGCCGCCCGAGCCGCATCGCCCCGCCACGCGCGATCGGCCTCCGGAGTGAGCAGGCCGGCGGCGCTGAGCATCTCGAGGAGATACTCGGCCCGAGGCGCGTGCGCGCCGGCGAGCCACTTCCTGATCGTCCCGGCGTTCTCGCCGTAAGGGTCCATCCCGATCGCGCGTGCGAGCTTGGACGGCGAACCTCGACCTTCTAGCTCGAGCCTGCTCATCGCGAGCGCGATCACGCGCGCCGTGGGGCTGTCGGCGTTGTGCTCAGGCAAGGCAACGTCACCGTAAGAGGTTCACGCGGGCAGCTCCACACGGTCAGATTTGACCTGCTACATCCGATGGGGTATTTATCTTCCCGCGCTATGCAAGAAGCACCCGCCCTGAACCCCGCCCGGATCGAAAATGCTCGCCTCGCGGCGAACATGTCGCGAGCCGATCTCGCCTTCGCTGTCCGCGACGTGACGAACGGCCGGCTCAAGCCGACCGAACAGACGATCCGCCGCTGGAGCCAGGGACGCCACATCCCGCGCGAGGGCGCGATCGCCGCGATCGCCGTCGCCACCGGGCACGAGATCTCGTTCTTCTACGAGCAGGACGCCGGCGGCGACGACGAGGAGGAGGCCGAACTGCTCCGCGATCTCCAGCAGCTGCCGGGAGACCTTCGCCTTCGCGTCGAGCGCGCGCTCAAGCGCGCACGGAGCACCGCGTGACCGTCGTCGATCTGAAGCTCGCGATCGTCGCTCTCATCGCGACCGCGGCAGCGATCGCGCTCGTCGCTGTCCTCGTCGGGCATCTGCGCTGGTGCGCCGCGGAACGACGTCGTCGCCGGCGCCGGGCACGCCGCGCCGCAATCTCCTACCTGCGCCGGGCCTGATGAGTTCCGCGGCAGAGCGCGCCGGCGAAGCCGGGATGGAGCAGGCCCTGCACGCGGAGCGCGTCGCTGAGTGGCGGCGGCGTGCCGACCGCTGGCTCGACGAGCTGCCGCAGGGCAAGTTGTTCACCTCCGACGATCTCGTGGAAGCGATCGGGAAGCCCGACCCCGATGGGCCGCGAAATAACGCGATCGGTGGGTGGATCAAGAACCAGGTGAAGCTCGGGCGCACGGAGTCCTCCGGGCGGTTCGCCAGGAGTACGCGTGTCGAGGGGCACAGCAATCGGATCGAGATCTGGCGGGTCAAGGATCAACGGGTTGGAGGCGGCGCCGGCCGCGCCTCGACGCCGCAGCGGGAGCGCGCCGACGTCGCCTCGAACCCGAAGGGTCCGCGCCAGCTCGCGAAGTCGGACTTCGCTCTGGCGTCCGAGGGCATGGCTGGAGGAGGCGTCGACAACCGATTGGGGCCGGACGGCGGCGCCTCCTCGAACCATGCTTCGGCGGCCGGCGAGTACAACGGAGCGCCATCCCTCAAGCGCGCCGACCTCGACCAGGCCGCCGAGGACTTCTACGAGTCGGAGCGCCAGCAGACGCTCGACGACTTCGCACCTACCGCGGGCGACGCCCCGGGCTTCGAGACCGGCGGCGAGCAGCTCGGGCTCCTCGCGCCCGTCCCGGCGCCGAGGGGCGCCTACACGGAGGCGGCCTGAGCCGTGGATGTCTCGTCGGTCGTCGCGAGGCTACGGCCTCACGTCAGTGACGAACGCTCTCGCCTCGTCGACGGCGACGAACAGGCGCGGCTCGTTGCGCGGCTGCTTGAGCTAGCCCGCGACCGGGACGCGCGCGCGCGCCTTATGTCGCCGCGGGGCCTGCTTGACGCTGCGACGGAGGGCACCCTCGAGGTCAGCGATCGGTCGGGCGGCCCGCTCGTCCTTCTTCACGGTCGGCCGGATGAACGGCTCGCCGGCGAGGAGCCGCTCGCGCAGCTCGAGCAGGCGCGGCTGCTCGAGGCCGACGAGATCCTTCTCGGGCACGAGGCGCCGAGTGTGCCGATGGACGAGCTCGCGGGCGAGCTCGAGGAGCTCGTCGCTGACCGGGCGCGTCTTGACGCCGAGCCGGTCGGCGAGATCGGCCGGCTTGGCTTCGGCGAGATCCTCGTGGAAGTAGAGGACTGCGAGGTCGAGGAGTCCGTCGCGGCTTTCGATCGCTGCGACCTTGTCGCCGCGCCAGTTGAATCGGACGATCGCGGCGACGTCGAGGTCGGCGATCGCCGAGCGGAGAAGGACGTAGGCGTCGAGGCCGACCGGGCTCGAGGGGAGCAGGTGGTAGTGCTTCTTGACGAGGCGCGGGTCGATCGACGCCGACGGCGTGAAGCAGCCGATCGGGATGCGGCGAGAGTCCGGCTCCTTGATGGCGCTGAGGTCGTCCGGGAGGGGCGCCTGAAAGCTGCCGCCCGGGGCGATCTCGAACGCGAGCGCGATCTCTTCCGGCTCGAGCAGATCCTCGTCGACCTCGCAGTACGGCAGCATCCGGATCGGGCTCCCGCACGCAGCGTGGATCTGCCGCAGCCCCGTCTCGGGGTCACGGACAGCGGTCGCGAGACCGACCGGGACGACGAGCTCGCCGAGCTCGAGCGTTCCCTTCCACAGCAGCTTCTCCACCGCGCGAAGAGTAGGCGTACTTCTGGACGGAGCGAGATCCATGCCTGAGCCTGATCGTCACGACGCCCTCGCGTCGAGGCTCGCGCCGGTCTTGCGCGCGATCGACCTCGCCGAGGCCCACACCGGCTGCCGTTCGATCGTCGATGCCGTCGACTACGCGTGCGACCAGCTCGGGATCCCGCTCGACCGCGACCGCAGGGTCGTGCGTCGAGCCGTCATGCGTCGCTGGCTCAACAAGAAGCGGGTCGCGTAGTGGGCTGGCGTGCGACGGCCGAGGTGTACGAGCACTCGCGCCACGGCGGCGGGAAGTTGCACGTGATGCTCGCGATCGCGGAGAAAGCCTCGAACGACGACGGGGTCGCGTTCGGGATCGACCAGGGCTGGCCGCGGGGCGAGACTAACCTGCGGCGCAAGCGCGAGACGATCGCCGGCAAGGCGCGCCTCGACCCTGCGACGGTCTCGCGTGCGATCCGAGACCTCGTCGCCGACGACGAGCTCGAGGTCAGGTGGGTGCGACGGGGCCAGGCCAAGTGGGCCGTGTACCGGCTCATCGTCGGCGACTTCCGCCACAGGCACGTCGACGTCGACCACCTCGAGCGCCACGGCCAGCATCTCGACCGGCCGTTCTCGACGCCCGAAGAACTGCTCCTACCCGTCGCCGAGCGGGGCGGAATCGACCTGCTCGAGCCGACCGAAGTACCTGACGTTTCGTCAGGTACTTCCGGGGGCGCCGGAGACGCCGACCACCTTGCATTCGATCAGGTCGCACCTGACGAAAAGTCAGGTTCGCACCTGACGAGAGATCAGGTGGGTCCTATATCTACGCGCGCGCGCGGGTCCAGAACTACCGTCCAGCAGCAGGTCCACAAGCCCTCAAGGTCTGAAGGGCTAGAGGGCGGACAAGAATCTGCTGCTGCAGAACCCGAGGTCACGCGCGCCGAGGTCGACGAGATCGTGCGCGGCCTCCGCGGCGCCGACTCCTCGTCGACGAGGACGGTGTACCCGCTCGCGACGAGCCTGCCGCCGGCTGTGTTCCGCGACGTCGTCGCCACTACGCGCGAGCGCTGCCGCAGCGGCACCGTCGCGAACCCGTGCGGCCTCCTCGTCTCGCTGCTCAAGGCCAAGCACGCCGAGCAGCTCGCCCAGGCCACCGCCGCCTTCGTCGCCGCGACCTCTGAGCGCGCCCGGGCGTACACGCCCGGGCCGGGACACTCGGATCAGCTCGTCCGCTGGGCACCCGAGCGGTACGTCCGCCTGCTCGCGCCGCACACCGACGACGGCGCCCTGCGCGCACGGCTCGAGGTCGACCACAGCGACAAGCTCGACGCGCTCCTCGAGCTCGCCGCCGACGTCCGCGCCGGCCGCGTCCCGCCGGCTGAACCCGAGACACCCGAGCAAGCCCGCGCGCGCTGGGTCGACGACCAGGCCGCCGACCCCGAGTTCCCGCTCGAGGAGCTCGCCGCGGTCGTCACGAGCTGGGACGGCGTCGACGAACTCGAACGCCAGGAGCACCTCGAGCGCGCCGAACAGCGCCGCGCGGCCGCGATCGCCACAAAGCAGGCCGCATGAGGAGCGACCGTCGGATCCACGACCGGCTCGTCGAGCCTGGCTGGCACGACGACCTGTGGTCGGCCGAGATCCGCACGTTCGACGGAGAGACCCTCGAGCTCCCCGTTCCGGCCGGCTGGACGATCGACGAGGTCTGCGACGTCGTCGCCGCGATCGACGCGCTCCCTGAGACGGAGCCGATCGCGTGAGCCTCCAGCGTCAGCTGCAGCGCCGCGTCGGCGACGTCATCGGGCCGCGCGAAACCCGCAGCCAGCTGATCGCCCGCGGCTTCTCGTCGCCCGAGGCCGACGAGATCATGGCCGTCAAGACCTTCCTCAACCGCGCCGGCGATCCCGACCTAGAGCCGACCCGCGCCGACCACGACTACCAACGCGGCGCGCTCTCCGGCCTCGGCTACCTCCAAGCGGTCGCGCCAGAGGTCATCGATGCCTGAGTGCCGCCGCTGCGAGCGCGTCCTCGCGACCGCCGAGCTGCGGCGCCTGCCGCGCGGCCTCGGCTACGTCTGCCTCGAGGGCGCGAACAATCCCTTCTCACGCTGCCGCAGGATCGAGCGAGAGCTCCGTGACGAACGCCGCGCCGCAACGCGCGAGGCCGCGCAACCGACCACGAGGGCCGAGGCATCCGTTGCGTAGCGCTCGCTGCCGCCATCGGTCTTCTGCTCGTCTGCGTCGCGCCGGCGCGCGCCGGCTACCCGAGCTCGTGGCTCGCCGGCGCCCGCTGCATCCACTACTACGAGGCGGCCCCCCACGGGCCGGCCACGCCGGCGTCGTTCCGCAGGGACTGGCGCGTCGGCTGGCACCTCACCCGCACCGCCAGCGGGGAGCCGTCGACGAACCACGGCGGCTTCCAAATCGCGGTCTCAACGTGGCAGGCGTTCGCGCCGAAGCGATGGCCTCGAGATCCTGCTCGAGCGACCCGCCGGCAGCAGGTCCGCGTCGCCTGGCGGATCTGGCGCGCGAACGGCGACCGCTGGGGCGGCAACCAATGGCCCGGCAGCGCCGCGGCCTGCGGACTCCGTTGAACCAAACCACCTCACCGAAGGGAGCAAACCCCGCATGGCAGTAGCCGTCACACCCGAACCCGACCTCGCGGAGACCGCCGCCGCGCAGACGATCGAGGATCTTCAGCTCTCCGCGATCACGCCGGCGCCGGACAACCCGCGCAAGACGCTCGGCGACGTCGACGAGCTCGCCGCGTCGATGCGCGAGCTCGGCCTGCTGCAGCCGCTCGTCGTCACGCCCCGCAAGGGCAAGTTCATGGTCGTGTGCGGCCACCGTCGGCACGCGGCCGCGAAGAAGGCCAAGCTCGAGACCGTCCCCGCGATCGTGCGCGACCTCGACGAGCCGCAACGGATCAAGGCGATGCTCGTCGAGAACTGCCAACGCACCGACCTGACCGCGCTCGAGGAAGCGCGCGCCTACGCCCAGCTCGTCGAGCTCGGCCTCACCCAGCGGCAGATCGCCGATGACGTCGGCAAGACGCAGGGGCACATCTCGAAGCGGCTCTCGCTGCTCCGGCTTCCGAAGGACGTGCTCGGCAAGGTCGATTCCGGCGGAATATCGATCGCCGATGCGCTCGAGCTCGTCGCTCTCGTCGACCACCCGGCCGCGATGAAGAGCGCGCTCGCCCGGATCAAGAACTGGAGCTGGAGCGCGACCAGCGCGGTCAGGCACGAGCTCAGCCAGATCGCCATGGACGAGAAGCGCGAAGCGGAGATCGAGCGCGTGAAGGCCTCCGGCGTCCGCTACCTCCCGATGCCCGGCCAGTACGACGAGCTGCCGAAGGACACGATGCGTGTCGACCCGACCCGCGGCTGGGACTCGCTCCCGATCAAGGTCGGCGCCCACAGCAAGCTCGACTGCCACGCCGCAACCGTCGACCGGCACGGCACCCGCGTCTACCTCTGCACCGACCCGAAGAGCCACCCGGCCGAGCTGAAGAAGGTCAGCTCGTATTACCTCAGCGGCGGCTCGTCGACGCAGAGTTCCCAGCAGCGCGAGCACCGCCAGATCCAGAAACTCCGCGGCCCGCGGCGCGAGCTCGCCGCGGAGATCGCGACCAGCAGGCTCCCGAAAGCCGACCACGCGAAGCTGCTCCTAGACACGCTGATCGCCTCCGCGCACTCCGAGGTTCTCAAGGTCGCATGCCAGATGCTGCTCCCCGACCGTCCCGCCGGCAACGGGTACCGCGACTTCGGCGACGCCCTCCGCGAATACGCGACCACGCCGGCGAAGCAACTCCACGTCGAAGCCGCCATCGCGTTCGCGACCAGCGAAGAGCACCTCGGCGTCTACTACGACTGGCACCAGCACGCGCCCTACCTCGAACTCCTCGAGCGGCACGGCTACACACTCGACCCGCTCGAGGCGAAAAAGATCGGCCGAAAGGCCACCGCGAAGGCCGCAGCCTGATGCCGCGCCGCAACCGCAACGCCTGGCGCAACGACCAGGCCCGCAGCGCCGAGACCCGCCACGCCGGGAACCTCGTCGATCTCAACCAGCGCCAGCCGAAGCGCGGCAAGCGCGGCCGGCGCCTCCAGCAAAAACGAGCCGCATAACCACGAGCGAAAGGACAACGGCAATGAGGACATGGATTGTGCTCGGCAATTACCAGCTCGAATGGCAGCCCGAGCTACAGGGCCGCCTGGGCGACAACGCCCAGCTCGAGAAAGTCGCCGTGTTCACGTCCGGCGACGGCGACGAGCCGATGCGCGGAGATCTCGAAGAGGCCCTCGAAGGCTTCCAGTTCGAAGGCGACCAGGAGCTCCTCCTCGTCCCGCTCGACGCCGGCCACAGCATCACCGTCCGCACCAAGACCACCATCGACGTCCTCTCGACCGGAAGCGTGCCGGCCTGATGGAAACCCTCGCCTACAGCGGCACGCTGACGGTCGTCACCTGCTGGTGCGGGATGAGCCACGCCGTGCCGACCGAGCTCCGCGACTTCCAGCTGCGTCAGTTCCACGACGGCCGCAAGGTGCAGGACATCTACTGCCCGCTCGGCCACACGCACGTTCCGGCCGGCGAGACCAAAGCCGCGCAGCTCGAATGGCAGCTCGAGCAGGCGCGGCGATCGCGCGACGCGACCCGCGACCTCCTCGAGCACGAACAGCGATCGCACTCCGCGACGCGCGGGCACCTGACTCGCGCGAAGAAACGCGCGGTCGCCGGCGTCTGCCCGCACCCGGACTGCCACCGGCACTTCCAGAACCTCGAACGGCACATCGCGGCCAAGCACCCTGAGCTGCTCGCCGAGGCGGAGGCGCTCGGAGGATGAGCGGAAAGGGCCTTCTCCCGACCGCGCTCCTCAACATCGAGACCGTCCCGAGCGACCAGCTCGCGACCGGCCGCCAGGGACGCATCGTCTGCCGCACGGTCCGCGAGATCGGGCCGCGTCCCGGCGTGCCCGGCGCGATCCGCGTCCGCTGCTGCGAGTGCCGCGCCGAGCTCTGGATGTCACCGTCGACTCGCAAGATCATGGTCGCCGGATGGCAGCCGATCTGCGTCGGCTGCGCCGGCGCCTACACCGGGCCGGTCTCCGGGATCTACACGACTCCGGAAATCAACCGCGAGCTCGCCGACCGAATCGACCGCGAGCAAGCCGCGACCGGCCACGCCTTCATCCCCGCGCTCGAGGCCGACCTCGTCCTCAGCCTCGACCTCCGCCAGAGGATGTCGTGACGCACGCCTTCGCGTTCAGTCTGACTGGCGGCGAAGCGGACGGCGCCTGGTTCGAAGGGCACGCGCTCGAGGGCGCGCCCGAGGAGATCAAGATCGCGGTCGGCGGCGAAGGCGGACCCGCTCTGCTCGATCTCCCGACCGACCAGCTCGAGATCGGCGAGCACGTCGTCGTCTACGTCCGACGATCAACCGGGCACATCTGCGGCCGCGGACGCCGCGGCGGCCGCTGTACCTCCTATGCGACCTACGAGCCGGCAGAAGGGCTCCCGCATCCCGACAGCGCCGAAGGCCGCGCGATCCGCCGCCGGGTCCTCGAGGACGCGGGCCTGCAGCCGCGGCTGCAGGCCATCGAAGGCGGCGCGTGAACGGGATGCAGCTCAACGTCCCGCCGGAGGCGGTCGAGGCGATCGCGCGTCGCGCGGCCGAGCTCGTGCTCGAGCAGCTCGGCGATCGCGCCGGCGCCGGCGAGCTGCTCACGGTGCCCGAGGCTGCCGAGTATCTGCACTGCAGCCCGCAACGGATCTACGAGCTGCGGTCGAGCGGTCGTCTGCCACGGACGAGCGAAGGCGGCCGCGCCCTCGTGCGGCGCGCTGACCTCGACGGCCTGGTGGTCGACGAGAGCTCATTGAGTTCGGCGCATGAGCGTCGTAGGCTGCGGACTGCGTGAGCGTGGCGCGCGTTCCGATCCCCGACCATCCCGGCTTCTGGCGTCGAGGCCGCACCGTCACGTTCAAGTACCGCGACCAGCGCGGCCGGCAGCGATGGGCCACCGCCGGCACGCTGCGCGAGGCGAAGCGGAAGCGGGCGGCGATCGAGACCGACGTCGCACGCGGCGAGTATCGGCACCGCGCCTCCGTCGACTTCAAGACCTACGCGCGGCGCTGGGTCAAGACGTACCAGGGGCGCACGTCACGGCCGGTGAACGAGCAGACGCGCGCCGACTACGAGCGCCGGCTCGAGCAGGACGCGATCCCGTTCTTCCAGTCGATGCGGCTCGGCGACATCGAGCCGCAAGACGTCAAGGCCTACGCCCACCACGTCGCGACGCGACGGCGCCAGACCGCGCGGAAGGGCGACGAACTGCGCCCGCTCTCGGCGAACAGCGTCCGCCTCGCCCTGGCGCCGGTGAAGGCCCTCTTCGCGACGGCGTTCGAGGAGGGCGTCATCCGCGTCAACCCCGCCGCCGGTGTCCGCATCGCGGTCCCGCGCTCGGTCGTCGATGTCGACGAGGACGAGACCGGCGTCCGCGCCCTCACAGCACCGGAGCTCGCCGGCGTGCTCGAGGCCGTCCGCTGCGAGGCATGCAACCGCCTCGACGAGCCAGAAGCCGACTGCCAGCGCTGCGAGGACTGGCGGCTCTTCTTCACGACCCTTGCCCAGCTCGGTCTCCGCATCGGCGAGCTGGTCGAGCTGCGCTGGCGCGACATCGGCGCCGCAGGACCCGGCACCGTGAAGATCCGTCGCCGCCACTACCGCGGCACCATCGGACCGCCGAAGTCGAAGTACGGCCGCCGGACGCTCCGGCTGCCCGACGACCTCGCGCGCGCTCTCTGGCAACACCGCAAACGAACCCACGCCGGCGACGCCGACCTCGTCTTCACGCTCCGCAACGGCGCCCGCGTGGATCCCTCGAACCTCATGAGCCGCGTGCTCAAGCCCGCAGCGCGCCGCGCCGGCGTCGGCGGCTGGGTCGGCTTCCACACGTTCCGGCACACGTGCGCGACCCTGCTGTTCACGGCCGCGAAGTGGAACCCGAAACAGGTGCAGCTCTACCTCGGCCACCACTCGGCCGCGTTCACCGTCGACACGTACATCCACCTGCTCCCGGACGACGTCCCGGAGCCGCCCATGCTGTCCACAGTCTCCGAGCTCGCCGACGACCAGGCGCTCGAGGAGGCAAGCGAAGCGGCGGCGGTCGGCTGATGGCCGGCTGGCTACGTCGACGGCGGCCCAGCGTGACCCTCGCCGAGGCCTGCCGGCGGCTGCAGACGGCGATCGAGGAGTGCCACGCCGCCCACCTGGCCCTCGCACCGATTCTCGAGGCCGCCTTCGCCGGGACGTACCAGGTCGCGCACCGGCCGAGATGGTGGAGCGGCAAGAGCGTCTACGTGTCACCGCCGCAGCGGTTCCGGGACGCCGAGGACGCCGAGCTCGCGCTGCGAGATCGCGGCTACCGGCGCCTGCGGATCGTGAAGGTTGCCGACGAGACGCCTTCGCCGAGTACCCCTTCGGTACCACCGGCCTGA